CAGATGGTTAGACTTCCCTGGTGAGCAGTTAATTTCGCAAGTTGAAGTTGAAATTGGTGGCCAGCGTATTGATCGTCAATATGGTGACTGGATGCACATTTGGTGCCAATTAACTCTATCAAAAGAACAAGAACGTGGTTACTATAAAATGATTGGTAATACTACCCAGTTAACATATGTTTGCGACCCAGAGTTTTCGGATGTTGATGGCCCTTGCTCGGCAACTGGTGTTCGTCAAGTTTGCGCCCCACGCAATGCTTTACCTGAAACAACCTTATATGTTCCATTACAATTCTGGTATTGCCGTAATCCAGGTTTAGCTTTACCTTTAATTGCCTTACAATACCACGAAGTAAAAATCAATTTAGACATTCGCAATATTGAAGAATGCTTATGGGCTGTAAGCAAAATTGATGGCGATGGTGTAAAAATTACTAACGCATACAAACAATCGCTAGCTGCCGCGTCTTTATTTGTTGATTACATTTTCTTAGATACTGATGAGCGCAGACGCATGGCCCAAAACCCACACGAATATTTAATTGAGCAGTTACAATTCACCGGCGATGAATCGGTTGGTTCGTCATCAAACAAAATCAAATTAAATTTAAATCATCCTTGCAAAGAATTAATTTGGGTTGTTCAACCAGATGCGAATGTTGATTATTGTGCTTCAACAACTAAAGATATGGATCTAAATAAATTATTAGGTGCTCAGCCATTTAATTATACAGATGCATTTGATGCATTGCCAAATGCAATTCATGCTTTTGGTGGCAAACAAGCTATATCTGCATCAGGAGTAACTGTCAATAATCAATTTATTAATTCGAGTGGAATGTTCCAAGATCCATTTGCCAATGATATTGCAACTACTACCGGTCTAGCACCACTTGCAAGTGGTTGGGGTACTACTACTAATAACACAGATTCGGGTGTTTCGGATGCCGGTACTTTCGTATTAGCTGAAACTGCCTTAGATATGCACTGCTGGGGTGAGAATCCAGTTGTTGTTGCCAAATTACAATTAAATGGCCAAGACAGATTTTCGGAACGTGAAGGCACATATTTCGATTTAGTTCAACCTTTCCAGCACCACACTCGTGCCCCAGACACTGGTATTAATGTTTACTCGTTTGCCTTAAGACCTGAAGAACACCAGCCATCTGGCACATGCAATTTTTCGCGAATTGACAATGCCACTTTACAGTTAGTTTTATCTAACGCCACTGTATCCGGTGTAAGCACTGCTAAAGTTCGCGTTTATGCTGTTAACTACAATGTTCTCCGTATTATGTCGGGTATGGGTGGTCTAGCTTACTCGAATTAAATAACTTTGTTTATTTTTTCAATTAAAGTTTTATTTTATTAAAACAAAACTTTAATGCTATTATATTATATTATATTTAAAAAATATATTTTAAAATATATAAGCAGAACTTATGAGAACATCTTTAGTGGTTAATAGTTTTTATATTACATATATTTTTTTAATTACTACATCGGTAATTACATTTATTGAAGCATTACGAAGTCCAATTCCACAAGTACGTCATATTTTGAATTTAGAAACATGTATTTCGGTTATTGCTAGTTATTTTTATGGACTATTTATTGCTGAAATAAGTAAAATAAAAAAAGACAAACCTATAAAAGATGAAAATCTTAATTCTGTTGATAATATTCCTTTAGAAAAAATTAATAATATGCGCTACTCTGATTGGATAATTACTACTCCTCTTATGTTATTGGCTCTTTCTATGTTGTTGGGATATGAAAATAAAATACCAGTAAGATTTAAACCATTTTTATTAGTTTTATTTTTTAATCTTTTAATGTTAGGATTTGGATATAGCGGAGAAATAGGTTTATTAAATAGAAATTTAGCAAGTTTTATGGGTTTTATATTCTTATTTTTAACATTTGGCACAATTTGGAAACTTTTTATGACAGGTGTGAAAGCAACATACCAATCTAAATTAATATTTTGGTTGTATTTAGGATTATGGTCTTTATATGGTGTATTTTATCACACAAATGAAGCAACTAAAATGATAGGATATAACATGTTAGACTTGACTGCAAAAGCATTTGTTGGAATTTTCTTTTGGTTATATTTAACAAAATCTGTAGTATTTTAATGTATTATTTTAATATAAATGAGCAACATTTCAAATATTATTATAAAAAAAGAAGATTGCAAGAGAGAAAGAAAGCATAACGCAGTGAAATTACCAGAAAATATAGAACAATGTGACCTACCTATATATGTTAATTATTATAAAGAGTGCTATGACCAAAAAAATAAATGCTTTAGAGAATATTTTAAAATAGAAAAACATCCTCACAACATAAATAATAAATTATATGTATCATCAAAATCAAATAAAATAAATATATTAGAAAAATTAGAAGAAATTAAAAAAATGTTATTAATTATTGAAGAAGAATATGAAGTACATAATAAAAATAACGAAACACAACAAGTTATAAAAGGCACACAAGAAGAAGTTATAGAAAGCAAGGAAAAAGTTAATATTTTACAAAATAAAAAAAATCCAATAGTGTTGCCAAAATATGTTACTATTAGAAAACATGAAACACATGCTACTAAATATTATTTAATATATGATAAAAAGTCGGGTACTAAAAGAAATACATTAAAAGCATTATGTTCACATTCTACATTATTTAATGCAAATTTAGAATTATTTATAAAAAAAATAGAAGAAAAATTTAACTCATAATACATTACAAAAATTATATAAATATATTATTACTATTTATTTTGTAATGTTTTTAAAATTAAAAACAAAAAATTATAAATTTAAAATATTACTCTTAAATGATGATATAATATATTATGTTAATAATTTAACAAAAATAAAATGTCATGTTTGCAATAAAAAATATAAACTGCAAAACGATTTTTATAAAAAACAAAGCAAATTTTATTATTGCTCTAAAAATTGTTATCATTTTATTTAATTAAAATGGATTTTTTGCTTCTATTAACCATTGAATATTTTTTTTATTTAAAATTCTTAAAAAAAATATTTTAAAATTAACATTATTTATTTTTTAGAATTTTTGATTTATGCTTTATGCTTTATGCTTTATGCTTTAAAACAAACTATTATAATAAATTTCACTTATTACTTCTACTAATTCATTTGCTAATTTGTCCTCGTCAATATCAAAGAAGCATTGTATTTTATCAAGGATTAATGAGGATTCATCATGTGGCCATAGTTCCCTATCTCCTGGTTCACGCAATAGTGTATTATATACATAAGTTATTACAGGAATGTCTTCACAAGTTATGCTAACTTTCTTTATATGTTCAATATAATCTTGAACAAATGGCAAATCTATAGTAAATGTTACATCAGTAAATGTTTGAGGTTCTTTAGCCAGTCTATATTTCAAATATTCAATTATTAAAATTTCATTAGCATAAGCATGACAAATAGATTCCGCACACATGTTTTTTAATTTATTTTCTATAAATGCTCCTGTCAATAATTCAATATTAAGATGCGGTTCATAATTAGTTTTTTCGATTAGCATTTGTTGCTTTAGCATTTTATAGTAAATATTGATTAACAATAAAAATAAATATATAATCAATTTTTTTTTAACAAATTGATTTTTATTTACAAAAATAATAAAATAAACAAAAAAAAATTGATTGCATATTTTATTAAATTTATTATTAACATTAATATTAACACTAATATATTATGGCTCTATTTACTCAAGAAGTTGTTGCAATTATTGATCGTTCCGGTTCTATGTGTGGTAAAGAGCAAGATACTATTGGTGGAGTAAACTCTTCGCTTGAAATTATTAAGCAAGATTTGAAGCCACATGAGCAAGTAAATGTATCTATTAAATTATTTGATCATGAAGAAAAATTATTAATTAACTCATTAAATATTACACAAGTTAGACCAATTGAACTAAGACAATTTGTTCCGCGAGGACAAACAGCATTATATGATGCTATTGGTTCAACTCTTAAATATTTTATGGAGAAAAAACTTCATAATCCAGCATGCTATGACAAATGTTTAATTTATGTTGCTACGGATGGTTGTGAAAATTGTAGTAAAAAATTCAATGCAAAGTCTCTTAAAAAACTTATTACAAGTGCACAAGCATCATATAACATTGAACTTGTTTATTTGGGTGCCAATCAAGATGCTATTTTTGAAGCATCCAAAATTGGTATTTTACCAACTCATGCTATTAATTATAGTGAAACACAAGAAGAATGTATGTCAGCATATAGATCTGTTGGAAATGTTGTAAATAGGC